GCCTTAAAGACGGCAGCTTCATCTGCTGTTGATGTGGCCCTCTCTACATTATCGGCAGCGGAGGCCGCATTGACTGAAGCAACTAAGGTCAGGACTGAGGCGGAGGCCAAGGCGCACGAAGAGGAAGTAGTTGAGTTTCAGTTATTCGATTCTGTTTCATCTATCCCAAGATCTGAGGATCTTCAAGACGACGGGAGCGGAATCGTCAAGATGCTTCCGCTTCGTAATCTGATTGTGATCTACAAGGAGACATCCATCTTTCTTGGTAGATATTCAGGCACTACGTTTGTTTTTCAGTTGATCAAAATACCAAAATCGTCTGAATTATTTTATCGAAACACTCTTATCGACGTGGAAGGACTGTACCATCTCTACGCATCCGAGGGTCGGTTCTGCCGGTTTGATCTGACAAATCAGATACCAGTTCCAATTCCCGAGTTCCGAGAGTGTCAGGATCTGTTCTTCAATCAGGTATCAAAGGCTGACATGAATTCCGTATTCGCTGCCGACAATGAGTTGTCTGCTGAGATCATGTTCTGCTTCCCATCTGGAGGCGTTGATCGCGCGCTGGCGTTTGATTACAACTACAATACCATCTCAACTCGGGACATCCCGATGACATCTGGGGCTACTGTCGTCATGCCGGGAGCTTCGCAGGAAAAGGTTTTCATCATGGGTGGAGCGGTTGGTTTGGTGATGCGATACGGGCTCACGAATGGCAAGTTGAGGACGATGGCTGGAACTGCGTCAAAGACCGGAGCAAATGTGACGGCAAGCAGCGGTGTGTGGAATGAGTCTGACATCGGCAAGACAGTTGTATTCGCTAATGGACTCAGGTTTGGTATCGTGAATTATACATCTCCAACTGTTGTCGTTGTGGCTGGGTCTGGAAATGTATCAGCTCAAGCTTTTAAGGTTGATCCGTCATGCCACCATTACGACGGTATTGCGTATGGAAGCGTTCTACAGAGTGGCGCTGACGCATTTGGTAGCGAGGAGTCGTCTAAGAATCTTAATCGCCACGACATGATGTTGTCCTCGTTTTCTCCAAACACTCAGGTTGCGCTCACGATCAGATCTGGAAGAGATGTGAACGAGGTGTCTGACAAGATCTCAAACACGCTTACTCCGCCAAAGACGATGACTCCAATCTTGCACAGTGATCATTTCATTGGAGATCGGGTTGAAGTTTATGGAATCAACAACCCGATCGAACTTATCAGTCGAAGCTTCAGCGTGTCTCGAGCGCAGATCCGTGGATTTGGAAGGAGAAAAGAATGACAATAGTTCAGATCGATTTTCCACCAGCGCCAAAGGTTTCAGATCGCCCCGAAAAGCAGGACGAGTTTGAGAAATGGTATTTTTATTTCAAGACTTGCATCATCCGAGAGTTTGAGAAGCAAGCAGAGTTGATTGACCAGAAGAAAAACAACGAATAGGATTCCACATGCCGCTACCATCATTTCCGCCACTTGTCCTGAGAGCAGAAAAAGGAACTCCGCTCACTCACTCTGAGCTGGATCAAGATCTCAAAAGCATACGATCATATTGCGAGATGCTGGCTGGGATTTTTGGTGTCGCTCTGAACTCTGATGGCACGCTAAATCCAGACTCTGTTACAGAGACATCCGTGCTTAACCGAAGCATTACGCAGGCTAAACTTGGATCAATTTCAGTCTTTACAGCCAAGCAGGACACAGGCTCAACAAATTCACTTGCAATAACAATCACACCAGCCCTGAGTGGGTATGTTGATGAGCAGATTTTCTTTGTCAAATTAGCCAACACAAACACCGGAGCGGCCACGCTGAATGTTAATCTGATGGGCGCAATCCCGATCAGGAAGCGTGGCGTTGTTGATCTTGAGTCTGGCGATATTCAGGGCGGGTCTTTGATTGTGGTTGGGTATTTCGCTGGTGTGTTTCATCTTCTTTCTGGGGCTGGATCAATAAGCTCTTCGAGTGGTGGGTCTTCGTCTGGTGGGTTCAGCGGATTTCAAGTCTACGAACCAGCGGACGTAGCGATACCACCATCCGCTCCAGTTGCCGCAAGTAGCATAATTACAGGAACTGCAAATATAGCAGATGGGGACACTGTCACAATCGACTCGGGTGGAAACCAAAGAGTATATCGATTCAAGACCATCATGGTCGCTGCCTATGATGTTCAGCGTCATGCCACACTTCTTTCGACATCTCTCGCAAATCTAAAGGCGGCGATAGATGCGAGTGGCACGCCTGGCGTGGAATACTTTGCTGGCACATTGGCGCATCCGACAGTTTCTGGAAGCACATTAACAGCAACTCAGCTGACTGTTGTTGCCGACGCTGCGGGTATTGGAGGTAATTCAATAGTCACAACGGAGACATCTTCTGTTCTTTCTTGGGTTGGCGCAACACTGTCTGGCGGCGTGACAGATTCATTCATAAATTTCACGCACGGATTTTCATCAATTCCAACTGAGCATTACGCTTATCTCATCAACCGGGTTGCGAATTTAACATTTATTCAGGGCGATATGGTTGGGTTGGATGAATTCACCGACTCAGCCGGTCTTCCAGCTTTCACAATTTCAGCCAACGCAACAGTTGTTAAAGTGGAGAGGCATCCAGCATCGATTGAGATTGGGGCGCTTGGCGCGATCGACGCTACAAAGTGGTTGCTGAGAACGCGAGCCAGTATTAAAACCGGGGTTGGATCGACCGTATTTCCAGCTGTTACATTTGCTGTTAAGCAGCCGCTTGGAGCAATGTCAAATGGTGGCGATGTGTTCTTCTTTCAGTATGGGTCTTACAATGGTGGCATCACTTACATACAAAGGCTATCGATGTCCACAAACAACATTCGATTGCTGGATCGCGATGCAGGGTCAACAAATCCCGATTATATCAATGCCGCACCATTCAAAAGATCAAACGGGTTGAATTACTTTTTGTTTTCTGCAAGCACTGGCATTTATTCAATTCCGATGCTTGAGCCATTGGTTGATTGGAAGCCCACCCTTCATACAAATGCCAACGTAAATTCGTACAAGCCAGTTCACATCGTCGAGTCTGGTGGTAACATAGTGGACATATACGCCGCTCCGTCAACTTTTCTCTTTTCCTACATATCAACAATCTCTCTGAGGAAAATAGTGGCTGCGACAGGGGCTATTTCTGCGTATGGGGTTGATCTTGATTTGACAAGCGCTTTAATAAAAAGCGCAGACGGAACTGCTGGAAACGTGCAATTTAGGAAGTGGCATCAGGCCGGAAGTGCCGCCTATCTGATGCACTTTCAGTACAATCAAAACAAGAAGAGAATTTACGTTGTTACCAACGAAGATCTCCAACTTCACATATTCAAGATACTCACTGCGGCTGATTTCAAAACGTGGTGGGATCTTGCTGCCGCAACTAGGGCTGGAGATCTCCAGTATGAAAAAACCATAGGGATCCCCGGAGATGGAGCTTTATGGTCAGACTCGGCAAGAGAGAGGTTTTACATAGATGTTGATCTCGAAACTGGCGCTGAAAGAGCTGTCATATTTTCTAGGTATGGCCACTCATCTTTAGCTGGCTCAGTCACTCGAATCCCTTGGAGAGAATAACCAAACCAAAACCACCACATGAAAACCACAAAACACACACTGTCACTATGCCCAACCTGTTACCTTGAGATAACAGCTACCATTACCACAGACGAGCGTGGCGCTGTCATGCGAAAGACTTGCCCTCACCACGGCGCAACCGAAGCGCTGGTAGAGCGAGATCCACTCTACTACTTGTATGCCTCTGGATTGAAAGCTCAATCCATCTACGGCGGTCATTTTGTGGATGTGACTCGAACGTGCCAGCTTAGGTGTAAGCCCTGTTACTACAACCTTGAGAAGTCCGATCCGCTTGGAATGTTCTCGATCGAGGCTATCGTGAACGAGTGTGCCACCAACATCAACCGCGCGCCATTCATCCTGACTGGAGGTGAGCCCACACTACATCCTGAGTTTCTTGATGTGGTGAAAGAGGTTTCAAAAGTTGGGCCAGTTGAGTTGCTGTCAAACGGCATCAAGCTGTCCGACCAGGAGTTCTTTAACGATGTCGTCCCGATGATCACCGATCGTAATGGCGTGACTCATCTCAATCTTTCCATCCACCACAAGGAGTCGGGCGACTGGCAGACCGTCATTAAGCTGGCTCGCGCGGACAAGATCAGGATTGAGTCCGCCCTCATCGTGGTTGGAAGTGAGTATGAATTCGACAAGGCAATCGAGATGTGTCGCGACATGGCCGACGTGGTGAACACATTCCGAATCAAGGGTGCATCCCGCCTGTGGAACGCCCAGCTGACCTCCGAGCGTGTGTGCGTATCTGACATGCTCCGATGGTTGGAGAAGACTGAGAAGCCCGTCGTCCATGTGGCGATGGCCAACAACAAGCCGTGCTTCTTTAATGTGTTGTTCGATCGTATGCACCTGATGTTGGTGAGTTGGTATGACGCTACAAACGTCGACCTGCTTGAGATCGACTGCCCACCCACCTATCGGGCTCGCAATGGCGAAGTGTGCAATTTTGTTACAACTGCGCTGATCAATGAGGGAATGGATAAGGGATTTTGTAAGGGTCAGCGCATCGTCGCTGGCGCAAGTCCAAAGATTGATCTAAGGGTTCGAGAGGAGATGGCTGAAGCGTGAACATCGATGTTCACATCTTAACGCTCCCGAACAGCAATCGAAAATATCTTGCCAAAGCGATAGCATCACTTCAGCACGATCCAGTCAACCTCTACATTGTTCCGGGTGTGGCTGGAGATATTGGCAGTGGTCGAATGATGGGATTTTGTCATGGAATCGCACCCTATGTTTCGTTCGTCGACGAGGATGATCTTGTCGAGCTTGGGGCGTTCTCAAGAATATCCGATGCGATAGTCGAGAATCCCGACTGTGCGTTTTACACCAATGAGATACTCATTGATTCTGATGGGAACAAGATCGGAGATGGGTTTTCAAAAGACCCGACTCCATTCAAGGGAAATCGTGGACTTCATCTCGCCCAAGTGCCGGGCCAGCCTGGAAAATACATGCACCACCTTGTCTGTTATCCAAGGGTGTCTCTGGCTGGGCTTGATCTTTCCAATGCTGAGAGGTTCTCACCAGAGACAACGATCAATAACCATGTCGCAAAGACGGCCAAGTTTGTAGAGCTTCCGTTTGTCGGATACAGGTGGAGAATCCATTCAGGAAACAGCAGCAGCCATCTCTGGAAATGAACATCATCCGCGCAACCATATTGGATGTCCCTCGCATCCTTGAATGCGCGCGGGAGTTCTGTTCCATCATTCCCAACTGTCCGCTGGATGAGCTTCACTATGCTTCCGAATGGGAGAGATTCATCACAGATCATACTGGAGCTATCTTTCTGATGGAGCATGATGGCGTAGTTTGTGGTGGCATTGGTGGTGTTGCCCACCCCAATCTTCTCACTGGAAAGAAGATAGCTGTCGAGCTATTCTGGTACGTCAAGCCCGAGTACAGAGTTGGAACATGGCCCATCAGATTGCTAAGAGAGTTCGAGTCTTGGGCATGTCTGGCTGGGTGTGTATCTGTGAACATGATTCACATGGAATGCTCTATGCCGGAAACCATGAAGAACATTTACAAGCGGTTGGGGTATGGGTTGTTTGAAACCATCTACAATAAGGATTTATGTCAATAGTTTCGGGAACGATCGCCGCGATCAATCAGCGTAAGTCTGCCAAGGAGCAGAACAACATCACCGCGCAGCAAAACGCAAATCAGCTTCAGCTTGAGTTGGCGTCTCGTGGTGCTCCGCTTACTGGAGCAGGCATCCCGGAAGAACTTCGAGGCAGGCAGTCCGCCATCCTTCCGTTTTACTTTGGTGACACTGAGAAGAATCTCTCCACTAATGCGGCTGGAATCTATGACGCCATCCGAAAGCGGACTGGATCGCCAGAGCTTCAGCTTGCGGATTACTCAGCCTTACTTGGTAAGTATGATGCCTCTGCCAATGCAGCCGACAAGCTTGGTGAGGATCTTGTTTCTGGTCGTCTGACGGATCAATCTTTGGAAGAATCGCAGCCGGTGTTTGCGGCTCGCCGAGGTGTGGCCGAAGCCCGCAGGAACGCTGGCCTTGAGGCGTTAAAAGCAACCCTGAATGAGATTGACGGAATCCAGGCAGGAAAAGGATATAGCGGAGACTCGACTGGAAAGAGGATGCTTCGATTTGATGCGCGTCGTCAAATTGGAACTCATTCAGCATCTGATCTTGCTGGTGCTAATCTTGAGAACGCTTCCGAAGAGCGCGCCATCCGAGAGTCTGGTCGCGATCGTCGTCTTTCAAATCTTAATCTTCCTGCTGCTCTCGCCAAGTCCGCCATCACAAGAAAACAAGCACCTGAGCTTGCTGTGGAAGAGGGATACCAAAACTCACTCTCACCATTCGGGTTCTTCAACATTGGGCCGAATAAATTCCAAAAGGCTGACTCACTCTCCGCGCTCCCCAATACGGCGGGCGACATCGCCAATGCGTTCGGCCAGACGGGTGCGGCGGTCGGAAGTTCGCTGATGAAGTATTACTCGAACAAGAGCCTTGGAGATCAAGCGAGGGTGAATTCATTCAAGTCGAGCGGAAGAGCGCCATCAAATTTTAATTCATTCACACCATCGCAGCAGAGTGATTATTCAAGTCGGGTTCAGGCGGCAGATAACTGGATAGCTGCAAATCCACAAGAGTACGCATCATATCAATAGCTATATCAATAGCTATGGGCTGGTTCAAAAAAGCATTGAAGTTTGGTGCATTCCTTGATCCGTCAGGGGTGGCTCAGACTTCTGCTTTGGCTGGCATAAAGAAGAGTCAGTTGGAGGGTGAGCAGAGATCTGCGATGGAGGCGAATGACCTTGTACGCCAGCAGAACCTTCAGCAACTCATGTTGCAGCTCGCCTCTCGTGGCGCTCCGCTTCGAGGCATAGGAGTTCCTGATAGCATTTATGGAAGCGAGTCGGCTGTTCTGCCATACTACTTCGGAAAGAAGGAAAAGAATCTAGCTGCTGATGCCACCGCGCTTTACACATCCATCCGTAAGCGGCTTGGGTCAGCTGACATTCAACTGGCTGACTACTCTGATCTGGTTGGCAACTACTCGAAACAATTCGAGAAGCAGATGAAGCCGGTGGAAGAGTTACTCACTGGAAAATCAGCAGAGGAATCTCTTTCGTGGCTTACTCCCGTCGCAAAGAAAAGAAACCGATCGGCAAAGGTGTCGGCGTTCACCAGTCTTGAGCGCGCGGCTGAGACATTGAATGGCATTGATTCAAATTTGGCTGGCCGTGGATTTGTCGGTGGTGGCGCTGGTCGAAATGCAAAGAGGTTTGGAGTCCGGCTTGGCGCGTTTGGTGACGCCTCAACAAGCTATGCAATGTCTGATTTGATCAGCAAGATGGATGCGCGTGACACCATGTCCAGAGTGAGGGATCGTATGGTGGCCGGAATGAATCTGCCGGGCCAGATGCTGAGATCGTCAATAGAGTTCAGGCAGCTTCCTGAGCGCGCTCTCGTCCAGAGCTTCTCAAATCTCATCCAGCCGCTCTCGTTCTTTAACATCGGATCACATCCATTCCAAGATGAAGACCCACTTACATCCACGCCAAGCCTGTCCAGCCTCATCAATTCCGACATCGCTCAGACGGGTGCTGCCATTGGAGGTTCAGCGCTGAAGTATTATACCAACAGTAGGCTGAACCATCAGGCGACCGACCTTGATTTCGGATTCAAGACGAACGCTGGAGACACAAGTGGGTGGAAGTATCTTATGAAAGGTGGTGGAAAATCTGGTGGTGGAGGTGGCGGGGGTGGATATGATCCTGGAGTTGGCAGTTTCGATGCGCCAACAGTTGATTACGGTGGTTACGCTTAAAATATATGACTCAATGGGAAATCAATCAGGCCAACCTTGATCGGTTGGCAAAACCTATCGACGATTACAGCGACAAGAAATTGGCGCTTACACTGTCAGACATAGCTCACGATCGGTCTAACCGTGAGGAGATTGGCCGAGAGAACAGAGCGGAGGTCAGGCAGACAAAGAGGGATAAGGAGATCTTGGAGCGCCATCGCGAGGAAAAGATTCTTGAGCTATCTGTGAAATACAAGATCAAGATCCCAAAGAACGCGACGGACTCTGACATTGCCGAGCTTGTGAATGACGCCGGAACTCGTGATGCGAGGAATGCGATTGGAGTCACGAAAGACCACTATTCAAAGCGTCGATCTGAAATCCAAGGAATGATAAAAGACCTTACTTCCGAGAAGGATAAGATACTCGACACTGATCTCACCCCAATGCAGCGAGCATCAGTGCTGCGCCAGACGCTTTCAGACCCACTATTTTACAATGCTGTCGATCCAGAAAAAAGAAAGAAGGTGGATGAGTTTCTTGCCACAAATCCTGAAAAAGCAAAGCAGTCAGAGGTTTCTGGATTGTCCGATGAGATCTACAAGAACATCAAGTCGAACAAGTTTTTGTTCTGGGGGGCTGGTGGAAGCAAGAAGGCAGATGAGTTCTCTACTGCTTATGCTGATGCTGCCATTAAAAAGCTGGCAGGGAAATCTCTAGCAAGGGCTGAAGAGGTGTATGGGGGCTTGAAGAATGCCTACGCTGAGAGCCTTGTCAACGACCGCTCTGAGGGTGACTCGATGGAGAAGTTGCTGGTCACGCATGGATCTTTCATTACGCGAGAAATGCTTTCGGAATTTGACCCTAAGCCACCCGTTGAAAAAGGTGCATCATCTGGTGATTGGGCGAATGAGACTGGCGATGCTGGCGCTGCGCCTAGTGGTGTTGATGAGAGCGCCAAGAAGCTAATTGGAAAGTCTGGTGGTGGAAAAACCACTAGCACAAAATATCCTCAAGAACTGACTAGCAAGTATTCTCAAGACCAACTCGCGTCTTATGAGTCTGCGCTTGGCGGTGACTTGATGAAGTATCCACCTGAAGAAATCCCAATTCAGGCAAGGCGCGCAGCAGAGCGAAAGGTTAAAGACCTTGAGAGCCAGATGTCTGGCGTTGGCGCAAGTGTTTCCTCTGACGGTAAGGTTTCTATTGATCCACTCGGAAGACCAGTTGTGTCAAATATGGGTGGGCTTGGGCCTGTTCAACAGTCGATATACCCAAAGTCCACAGCTGAACTTGCTAAGAGTCGTGAGAGCGCTGGCGCGATCGTTCCGCAGCTTCAAGCCATGCGCCAACTTCTCGCATCGCTCACGCCGCAGCAGAGGTCTGAGATAAACAAGTTTGCGAAACAGTCGGGGAAACCACCGTCAGAGATTGAGTACTATGCGAATCTTGCAGAGCATGGAGATCTTAATTTTCCAGATACTCAGAAAGCGCTCACTGGAGCGATGGAGATATGGAAGGCCATCAGTCAGGTTGATGTCCCACCTCCTGCCGTCGATACAAGTTCTCGGCCACAGTTGAGATCAAGACCTGGAATTGACCCTCGCATTGAAAAGGTTGTCAGCGCTCTTCCTGAGATTGTGGTAAGAAAGCTTCTAGCTTCTGGGACTCCATACAAAAATAGCCAGTTCAATAGCATGAACAGCGGCGATGCTAGATCAATGCTTTTGAAGAAGGCGATGGTAGATCCTCGTGTCGCTAGGAGTGTTCTTGAGTCCATTCAAGACATTCCATTTAACCAATCCCCACCCGACCGTCGTATCGGCCTATCAAGAAGCTTCTTTGATTCACAAGCTGGCGAGTCAGTCTCTACTCCTTATTATGATAGGGGAATTGGAAGCTTGGTTGATCCCGTTGAGAGAACATTCACGCCAGGTCAATTCAGTGGGCCTGACTACAATCCTTACCCCACAAACGAGGGGGGATTTGATTGAACATTCTTGTCGACGAATATCGTAGGCAATTTCCAGAAGACAAGCGAAGCGACGAAGATGTGACGATGCTTCTGGCGTCTCAGGATGATGGCACGTACGCAAAGTATCCAGACTTTGTCGCCGATGTAGATCGCATCAATCGCTACAAAGGCGTCATCTCTGAGTTGAGAACTCCAAAGTGGTGGCAAGAGCCCGGTCGTGGATTTGATCGCGGAGTCGACTCTCTCAAAGAAAGCGGCTACGGACTTGGAGCGCTTGCCGCCGATGTGGTAGGTGCTGACTCTGCTCGTGACTATCTTCTCAAGAAATACAAAGACACCGACGCTGCATCAGCCGAAGAGAATGCCTCTGCCGTTCCTCGCGTAGAAGACATCAAGGATGTTGGAACTGGAATTAGATTCGCTCTCGGTAAAGCTGGTGAGCTTATACCTCAGATCGGCGAGGCTCTTGCATTTAGCGCTGTTGGGGCTATGGCTGGGTCTACTGCTGCACCCGGAGTCGGAACGGTGGCTGGTGGCGCAGCTGGTGTCACTGAGGGGTTTCTGGCAAGACAGTCAGCTAAAGAGATACTCAAGGCTGGAATCGAAAAGATTCTCAGCAAGTCGACACTCGCAGCCGCTGAGAAGCAACTTGTTGAAAGTCAGATTAAAAAAGTTGCAGCAAAAGAAGTTATTGATGGCGCTGTTCTTCCGGCAACAAAAGAGATTCTCGCTGAAGCCATCAAAGCAAAAGCTTCCGGAATGGGATCTCTCGGTGCGGAGCTTGTGAACTTTTATGGTATTGGATCTGGAACGATTTACGGAGACTTGGGAAACCGAGAGGGTGTTGATAAGTCAGATGCCAAGTCCGCAGCTTTGATTGGCGGCATCGGATCCGCGCTCGCCAACGCGCCACTTCCCGCCATTGTGTTGAGTCGATTCTTTCCCGGTGTTGGTCATGAGGTGGCAAACTCTTACATAAGGAGATTGGCTAAGGATGTTGCGATCGAGCTTCCTATTGGAGCGACAGGTGAAGCTCTTGATGAATTAGTTCAGATTGCTGCCGAGAAGTACGCCGATCCAAAACGTCGCGACACGGGGCTTGATGATCAAGACTTGAGCCGACTGCTGAACGCTGCTGTGGTTGGCGCTGGCGCTGGCGCAATGACATCCACTGTCAGTGCTATACCCGGTGGAGGAGAGTCTAAACCATCCGTGTTCCCGGAAGAGGTTAAGAATCGCTACTGGAAGAATGTCACCGACGAGCGGAAGAGTCAGATCCTTGGGCTTCACTCACGCATCAAGCTCGGGGCTTTGAGCGAGCTTGATGAGAACACATTCAGGAATCTCAACCACGAGGAGAAGAACTACCTTGATGCGCTTTCAGACAGGACTGAGCAGGAGCTCAACACAGAGACAGCCTCAGTCACAAAATCTAAGGAGGTGATTCAAAGTGGCAAAATCGAAGAAGAAAACAAAAGGCGGGAAGATGAACGGCGGGTGCTGAAGCAAGATGCCCAACCAGAGGAGAACCCCCTGGTTGGGTCTTCATCCGAATCTTCAATAACTCCCGACCAAGTGAAGTCGCTTGTCGCGCTTGGTTACGACCAGAACGACATCGACAATATGTCTGTCGATGATGCCACCTCGTTCATCTCTGAGAATCTTGAGTCTCCCAAGCTCGCGCGTAGAAACAAGATGCGGGCTGCTGCGACTTCAACGAAGACAGCCTCCGCTTCCGAAGCCAGGCTCAAGCAGAAGAGCGATGAGGCTGTGAAGGGTAAAAATTTAGAGTCCGGGCAAGATTGGGTTCAGCCAAAACCATTAGAAGCAAAAGAGCGCAGGGAATTAGAACACAGGGCAGAAGAAAATATAAATTCCGGAGATCCGCAGTTAAAAGAAGAAAAAAATAAACGTCTTGATCGCATCAAAAGAGATCACGCTTTAACGAGGCGCGAGCGAGATGAAGCCTCAACTACGGGTGAAAAATATACATCCGAGATTGAAATGGTTGGGTATGAGAACGAAATCAGGAGACTGGCTGGCGAGGAAGAAGTTGAAAACCAGAGGCCAATCACTGAACAAGACCGACAAAAGAATAAAGAATATCTAGCCCGAAGGATTTCAGAAATCGAATCAAAGCTAAAGGGCAGCGAGGAGATAACTGAGGATGATCGGCAGATTTGGAGAATAGTAAAAGGCAACGAGGAGGGGTTGCCTGACATAAAATCAAATGAGAATCCAAAAACAGAAACCACATCCGAAGCAACTCCCACCAAAACTCAGGAAGCAAAACCATCCGTAGTATTTGGAGAGGTCGGCGATCTGAAGTCGAAGAAGGTCAAGTTGAAAGACCCGATCCACGGCGAGGAGATCCCATTTAAGTCTGGCGAGAAAGCTGACAAGTATCTTCGCTCTCAATATGAGACGTTGAAGGTTCTACTCAAATGCGTCGGGGGTGCTGCGTGAAGCTGACAAAGGAAGAGGTTGATGCTCTGAACGAGGATGGCGCTGAGATCGCATTCAGGCCAAGTGTTGCACCCCAGCCTCAAAAGCCATCACCGCCAAAGCCTCAACCGCCGGTCGATGGTGGACAGCTTGCGTGCTTGAAAGACATCGCCGCAAAGCTGGACAAGCTGATCTCGAAAGAGCAGCAGATCAGCGTTCAGCCACCAGCAGTCACAGTGAATCCGAACAAGCCAATAACAAAGTGGGAATTCGTGGTGACAAAGCGTGGCGACTTCGAGAAGATAATCACAGCAACAGCGATAACCCAATAGATCAAACAGTAAAACTCAACACGGAATAAAATTATGCCAAAAGCAACTACGACAGCGTGCAACAAAATCCTAGCATTGATTTTCAATGCAACGGCGTGGGCAAACATGGCCGACAATGCGGCAGCATCGCCTTTCACAAACCTTTACCTTTCGCTTCACACTGCCGATCCGGGCGTTGGTGGTTCTCAAACCACAAACGAGACGGCGTACACCAACTACGCGCGCATTGCGATTGTCCGATCTACGTCAGGGTGGTCGGTTCCCTCTGCTGGAGCGACCAGCAACGCTGCCCTTGCACAGTTCGCGCAATGTGGCGTTACGGGCGCGACGATCACCCATGTTGCCATTGGAACATCGTCCAGCGGTGCAGGAAACGTGCTTTACGCTGGAGCTTTGAACAGTCCGCTGGCTGTGGCGAATTTGATTCAACCTCAGTTCAGCGCAAGTGCCCTGACTGTCACTGAAACGTAAAATGAAATACAACCTAATCACCGGCCAGTTTGAGCCAGCGGAGCCAGTGAAGTTCACTTGCGCTGTCTGTGGAAAAAATGCTGAAAGCGTTGATGGAAAAATCGTACGCACTTGCGAGCATGAAGGGCAGGCAGTATTTGCGGCAATATCAGCTACGGTTTATGGTGAATCGAAACTGGAATGAGTGGATTTGGAAACATCGCCGCATTGGTGGATGCCGAAGTGACAAGCGGCCAGTTCAAGTATTCGACATGGAGAAAAACACCAACCCAAATTTCACCGTCTGGCGTTTGGTTTGACCTTTCAATGTCGCCGGGGAACCCCGTGCCTCAGTATTATGCCGCATCGCCTTTGGTGGCTATCGCACTAGCTCAGTCAACCGATGGGGGATTGTTTCATGATGGATCGGTAAGCCCAAGAACGAAGCATGTGCGAAACATAATGGCTTTGACGACAACGGCGACCCCTCTGCCGATGCCGATGATGCTGTTGGATTACTTGATGTTCTATCCGTTCATTGACGAAGGCACTACTGATCCACAGACCCTCACTAACACGGTCACAATCCCGCGCTACACCACCGGCTCAGGTGTTCAAATGATGGCTGTTTCAGTCGCGGGAAGAACTGGAGGCCAAAGCTTCTTCGTCACTTACACAAACTCCAGCGGGGTTGCTGGGAGAACAAGTCAGACGGTTGTTCAAAACTCAGTGTCATTGAATGGCTCCATCGTTACAAGCGATAGGGCTGTGGCTCTGGCTTCTGGGCCATTCATTCCATTGCAGATAGGAGACACTGGAGTTAGGTCAATCGAAAGCGTTACAATGTTAGGTCAGGATGTGGGATTGTTCACGCTGGTCTTAGTGAAGCCTATCTGCCAGATGCAGATTAGAGGCGTAGACGCGCCCGTTGAGATTGACCTATTCAAAGACTTCGCGCAGTGTCCTGTGGTGAAAGATGACGCCTATTTGAATTTCATCTGCAACCCGTCTGGATCTTTGTCAGGTGTGCCGATTCATGGTGACATTAAATTCGTGTGGAACTAACCAAATAAAATTATGCCAGGATTCTCAAGCATGGACGACTTCATCAGCGAAATTACTTCTAACGGAAAATTCTTCCGCGCTGACTGGAATAAAAACTTCAACCCGACCACTGCGGCTGTTGCTGGCGAGTGGCATTCGCTATTCCGTGGAGGCGGAAATCCCGCTGCCGACGCCATCTTGAACACTGGCACAAACCTTCTAGCTCAACAGTTGTTAGATAGCACCCCAAACGCAACAGGCATACTGCACGGCGGAAACGTGACTCCAGACTATAAACATATCGTCAACGCTTCCGCGTTTAGTGCGGCTGCTACGACAATGCCAGCAATCGCAATGCTGGTTGACCTGCTGCTTTTCTATCGCGTTACTAGCGTTACTACCACAACCGCCCAGAACACGACCAACACGTTGTTTGCGTTCTCAAATTTTACAGCCAGCGGAAACGTGCTGACTCATACGAATATAAATCTGCGGCCTTATTCTACCGTTCAAGTAAGCAATTCCGGCGGAGCATTACCAACAGGATTGAGTGCGGCGACAAATTATTTCGTCATCAAGCTGACTGATCTGACTTGCTCTTTAGCTACGAGCTACGCGAACGCTGTGGCGGGAACAGCAATTACGTTAAGCAGTGCAGGAACCGGGACGAACACTATCAACAATCTGTTACCTCGGTACACTGATGGCGCGGGGGTGCAGGCCATGATGCTTAACACAAATGCTACGGCATTGGGCGCAGCCACTCCAAATCTAAGCATTGGTTACACCAACAGCATTGCGACTGCGGCAAGGGCTACTCCGACAACACTTCCAATAGGAAAGACAGCCGCAAGCAATAGCTTGATTTTGTATTCTGGAACTGGTGCTGGCAAATACGGCCCTGCTTTGCCGTTGCAGGCTGGCGATGCCGGTATCCGATCAGTGGAAAACATCACATGCGCTACCAGTTATGTTTCTGGCGAGTTTAGTGTAGTTTTATTTAAGCCGCTACTC